GTGACATTCCGGGTGGAGCGATCAAGGATTCTATTACTTTCCTACCGTACAAAGAGCCGTCACAGGTGCTGTATACCCTTTTAAACAACGTGGTTGAGGAAGGACGGCGCATTGGCTCTGTAGGGGACATGCAGGTAGGGGATATGAACGCACAGGCTCCTGTAGGCACCACACTGGCGCTTATGGAACGGTCTATGAAGGTTATGTCGGGCGTACAGGCGCGTCTACATGCAGCTATGAAGGAAGAACTACGCATCCTAGCGCGTATTGTGCATGACTATATGCCGTCTGAGTATGCGTACGAGATGGACGAGCCTGCAGACCGTGCCGCAGACTTTGACGGACGCGTAGACGTAGTACCCGTGTCTGATCCTAACGCCGCTACTATGGCGCAGCGTATTATGCAGTACCAAGCAGCCTTACAAATGTCGCAACAGGCACCACAGTTGTATGATCTAGGTAAACTACACCGTCAAATGCTTGAGGTTCTGGGTATTCCAGACGCAGAAGACATTATAAAACTGCCTGATGATATCAAACCTGCTGATCCTGTGTCTGAGAATATGTCGATAATGAAGCAAGAGCCTGTAAAAGCGTTCTCGTATCAGGATCACGAAGCACATATTATGACCCACATGGCGGCGCTACAAGACCCCAAGATACAGCAGATCGTGGGTCAGTCGCCGTTTGCAGGGGCCATACAAGCTGCTATGCAGTCTCACGTCACAGAACACATAGCACTACAGTATCGCAAAGAGATCGAAGCACAGCTAGGCACAGAGCTACCTAATCAGGATGAGCCACTACCAGAGTCTGTAGAGCTTGAACTGTCTAAGGTGGTCGCACAGGCGGCAGGACAGCTACTCAAGAAAGATCAGGCCGAGGTAGCCGCTGAAGAGAACGCCAAACAACAGGCAGACCCTCTGACACAGCTACAGCAGCGCGAGATGGCTATTAAAGAGCAGGAACTGCAGCACAAGATGCAGATGGATCAGGCCAAGTTACAGCTTGATATGGAGAATAAACGGGCGAATGTTGGTCTTCAAGAGGGTCGTATGGAAGCTGACAATGCTAAAGCAGCGGCTGATATACAATTAAAAGTAGCTGAGTTGCAGACAAAAGAAGATACTGAAGCTATTAAACTAGCTATGGAAGCAGCTAGAGATATAAACGATAGGGACTAATACGTGGAGCAGAGCATATTCCTAACGGTGCTGAACCGTGTAGAGGAACAACGCAGCGCAATACGTCACCATCTAGCAGGTGGTGGCGCTACAAATGACAGAGAATATTGGAAGTTTGTGGGTGAGTATGAGGCGTTAGGCAACATAGTTACAGAAATCAAAGAAGTTGAACAACGATATATTGATACATAGAACTTTTAGTTGTATGGAAAAAATACGTGGATGATCCACGCTAGGGCGCTGTGAGCCTTTAATCACTGCTAGGAGACTAAAATGTACGCGGCCAACAAAGTAGAAGATAGCGAACTGCAAGCTAAACTTCCCGAACCCAAAGGCTTTAAAGTCTTAATTGCAGTCCCAGAACTAGATGGAAAAACAGAAGGCGGTGTTATTATGCCTGATGCTCTTAAATCTATGGAAGAGACCGCATCTATAATTGGGTTTGTTATAAAAACCGGACCCGAGGCTTACACAGACAAAGAACGGTTCCCCAGTGGACCTTACTGTGAGGAGGGAGATTTTGTAATCTTCCGTTCTTACTCAGGCACTAGATTTAAGGTGATGGGTAAAGAGTTTCGCATTATCAACGATGACACTGTAGAAGCAGTGGTAGAAGACCCACGGGGGTATAGTAGAGCATGAGTGGCGCAGAGCAAGCCGTAGAAGATACGGGCACCGTAGAAGTCAACATGGATTCGTCCGAAGACATTGTTGTAGAGGTTGAAGACGATACTCCTGAAGAGGATAAAGGCCGACCACGCCGAGCCAAAGGCGAAGAAGCTGATATCCCTGAAGATGATGACCTTGAAAAACATAGTGAGTCCGTACAAAAACGGATTAAAAAACTAAAGTTTGAGTTTCACGAAGAGCGTAGACGCAAAGAAGAAGCAGAACGTGAACGCGAAGCTGCCGTGCAGTACGCACAAAATGCTAAAAGTGAAGCTGATAAACTACGTAAAAACTTGTCTGAGGGTGAGGGCGTTCTCATTACACAGGCAAAAGCACGTAATGAGTCTGAGCTTTCGCAGGCAAAAGCAGCTTATAAACAGGCGTATGATGCGGGTGATTCTGACGCGGTTATTGAAGCGCAGTCAGCTATGGTTAAACTACAGACCGAAGCTGATCGCATTGAAAACTGGAAGCCCCGTTCTGCCGAAGCACCTGAACAACCTGCTCCTGCGCCTAGACCTCGCGCACCTGAACCTGATAAAAAGGCGCAAGAATGGGTAGCTCGTAATCCTTGGTTTACTGAGGATAAGGCTATGGAGCGATATGCTATGCTTGTGCATCAGGAGCTAGTAGAAGAAGGAGTTGATTCTTCTTCCGATACATACTATAGTCGAATTGATGTTGCTATGAGGCAACGTTATCCAGATAGGTTTGACGATGTTGAAGAGGACAGAAAACCGCAACGTCAGGCTGGCTCCGTGGTGGCCCCGAGTGGTAGAAATACTGCTACATCACGCAACACGGTTAAACTGACCTCCTCTGAGGCCGCTATCGCCAAGCGACTTGGAGTATCATTAAAAGACTACGCGGCGCAAAAACTGAAGGAACTGAACAATGGCTGATCGCAAACCCCGCTCTTTGAACACCCGTGAAACAGGTGAACGCAGAAAACCGTGGAAACGATCCTCTATGTTACCTACCCCCGAACCGCGTGACGGACTTGCGTTCCGCTGGATTCGCACATCTACCTTGGGTACAGGTGACATGACCAATGTTTCGCAAAGGTTCCGAGATGGGTACGTAGCTGTGAAAGCAGAAGACTACCCTGAATTGCAGATTATGTCCGATATTGACTCACGTTTTAAGGACAATATTGAAGTCGGCGGGTTATTGCTCTGTGCAATACCCAAAGAATTGCAAGAAGACCGAGAGTACGGTCAGTTGGAGACTGCACAACATCAGTCCGACGCCGTAGATAGGAATTTCATGCGGGAATCCGACCCCCGTATGCCCGTAATGCCTTCCGAACGGTCTACTCGTACCTCATTTGGTAAGTAGCCTTCTGGCGCTTGCTGTAAATAGAATCGTAATAGAGGAGAGACTTAAATGGCTCTTACATCTACTCCATACGGTTTGCGCCCGATTAACGCTATTGGGGGTCGTTCCTTTGCAGGATCAACTCGTCAGTTACCGATTACTTCTGGGTTCAACACCGCTATCGCCAACGGCGACATTGTGCAGGTAGCCGCAAATGGCACCATCACAAAGGTCACTGACGTTGGAACAAACGGCGATCCGTTCCCTGCTGGGACTGTTGGCATCTTCCTTGGCTGTTCGTACACTGATACTGTTCGCGGGTTTACCCAGAATAATCAGTGGCCTGCAGGTCAAGTTGCTGCTGATGCTCAGGCTTATATTTGTGATGACCCTAACGCGTTGTTCCAAATTCAAGCTGATGCTGCCGTAGCGCAAACCCTGATGCACAGCAACTTTGCTGTTAATCAGACCGCCCCGGATACAGCCAACGGCAATTCCAGAATCTCTCTGGATGTGGCTACCGCTGCTACCACCGCTACGGTTGCTTTTAAGCTCGTAGATTTCGTTAACGCACCCGGATCAACCGTGGGTGACGCATTTACCGATGTGATTGTTAAGTTCAATCCTTCGTCACATGCGTACACCGCTGGTCTTGGCCTGTAAGGAGATAATCAATGGCTATTTCTCGCGCACAGGCGCTAAAAGAGCTTCTTCCGGGCCTTAACGCCCTGTTTGGTTTAGAGTACGGCAAGTACGAAAACGAACATGAAGCCATCTACGAAACCGAGACCTCGGAGCGTAGTTTTGAAGAGGAAGTGAAACTTTCAGGTTTTGGCGCTGCACCCGTCAAAAACGAAGGTGCTGCTATCTCGTATGATAACGCGCAGGAATCATTCACTGCTCGTTACAACCATGAAACTGTGGCTATGGGTTTCTCTATCACTGAAGAAGCGATGGAAGATAACCTGTATGATTCACTGTCCACCCGCTATACTAAAGCACTAGCTCGCGCTATGGCTTATACCAAGCAGGTTAAGGCAGCGGATTTGCTGAACACAGGCTTCGCCACCTTTAACTCAGGTGATGGCGTCACGCTGTTCAACACTGCACACCCCACAGTATCGGGCGCTACAAACGGCAACCGTCCTGCGGTAGCTGCTGACCTGAATGAAACTTCGCTTGAGCAAGCGGTAATTGATATTGCAGCCTACGTTGATGAACGTGGTCTTCTTATCGCTGCGCGCCCACGCAAGCTCATTATCCCTACAGGTCTTATGTTTGTGGCAACACGATTGCTGGAAACTGTAAATCGTGTGGGTACAGCCGATAATGACATTAACGCGCTTAACTCAAACGGTTCTATTCCGGGCGGTTATACGGTTAACCATTATCTGACTGATGCAGATGCGTTCTTTATCACTACTGATATTCCGAATGGCATGAAGCATTTTGAGCGTACTTCGATGACAACATCTATGGATGGTGACTTCGATACAGGTAACGTGCGCTACAAAGCGCGTGAGCGTTATTCGTTTGGTGTCTCTGACCCACTGGGTATCTACGGTTCCCCCGGAGCCTAATTTAGGCACTGGCGACAGTTTGAGAGGGGTGACTTCGGTTGCCCCTTTCTTTTTGTCCAAAGGTGCTGTACTACTAACTTATCCCTGACAGTTACAGTGTGTAACTGACATTTGCCACGACAGGAGATTATCATGGCTAACACAACTTTTTCAGGTCCAATTCGGGCAGGTAATATTAAGAATACTACAGGCACAACTGTAGGCACTGACATTGCTAACGTAGGTTACGTTGTAATGTGTCAAGACACAGTACAGAGTCTCGCAGGTGGCGCTCTTGCAGCGGTTGTAACGGATATCGTAATACCAGCAAACTCTAAGATCGTTAACTGTATTATTGATCTTGTAGCTGCGGCTAACGCAACTACCAACATTAGCGTTGGTGAAGTTGGCGGTAATGCAAATACCATTATCAACACGGTTGCGTCAGGAACTACAGTGGGCGTCAAAGCACTGGGCGCTGGCGGTGGTGGAACCTTAGAATGGGGTAACACTGGCGCATCAGACATTCGTTTGACTGTAACATCTTCTGCTGCCACTAACGCAGGTTCTGTTCGCATTACAGTAATGTATGCACAAGCGTTTAACACTGTAATACGACCTTAAAGGAGTAGCTAAATGGCTGGTCAAGAGGTTAGAGCTTACAACTTTGCAGCAAGCGATACCGCTGCTCTTGTAGGCCCATCACGGGGCAGGTTGCAGGGCGTTTTAGTTAACGCTGCTGCGGCTGCGGCTTTCACCATACGTAGTGGTAGTGCTACGGGTGAGATTATACTTCAGCTAACTCTGCCTGTGGGCTGGAATGACGTATACATCCCCAATGACGGTATACTTGCTGATAATGGTTGTTTTGTCTCTGCTTTTACAGGCACTGGCAATGTAATGACCCTGCTCATAGAGTAGATCGTTATGGCTTCAAAGGGTGAGATGCCGAAGCGTAACAAAAAGAATTTTCGCTCTACTAAGTCTGGAGCGGGAATGACAAAAGCGGGTGTCGCTGCTTACAGACGTAAAAATCCCGGTTCTAAGTTAAAAACTGCTGTTACGGGCAAGGTTAAAAAAGGCAGTAAAGATGCCAAGCGGCGTAAGTCGTTCTGCGCCCGTTCTGCTGGACAGATGAAACAATTCCCCAAAGCAGCAAAAAACCCTAATAGCCGTCTAAGACAGGCTAGAAGACGCTGGAAGTGTTAGGATAGATTATGAAAAACGAAGATGCAGTTACAAAGTATAAACGGGAAGAGAA